CAAAATTGACGAAGTTTTTGAATAAAAAATTTTAAATTTAAAAGTTAATTAAAACCCGAGAAATCGGGTTTTTTTATTTTAGCACCCGTTCAAAACTAACTTTTTTGGTAAATGGATATATTTATATGGAAAATAAAACAAATTTTTATTGCAAAAAATGAATTCAGAAAAAAAATCATTAGTTGAAGAAGCTCTTTTACAAATGAAAAATTTGGAAAATGTGGTTTCTGAAAACGCAAAAGGAATACTTGCTTCTACAATGAAGGAAGAAATCGAAGAATTAGTAAAAGAGTCTTTATACGATAAGACTGAGGAAGAAATGATGGCAGATGAATCTTACAACACAGAAGGTACTCACATGAGTATGTATGAAGATGAAGACGAAGATTCTATGACTATCGACATGACAGCATCTGACGACGCTGGTGATGAAATGTCAATGACAGATGACATCACTATGATGAACGATGATGATGACATGATGGATGATGAAATCGAACCTTTAAACATGGTTGGTGCATCAGATGAAGAATTAATGAAGATTGTTATGGGTATGGGTGACAGTGACAGACTTATCGTTCAAAAAATGGGTGATGAGTTAGATGTTGATGTTTTATCTCAAACAGACACAATGACATTTCCTATTGGTGGTGGTGAAGATTTATCAGAACCATCAATGGATGATGATGATTCTAATGATGAACTAGCAGAAGAAGTTGTTTATGAAATTGAAATCTCTGATGATGATGAAGATGGAATAAGTGACTATGATGATGAAAAAGAAGGTATGATGGAATCTAAAGAAAAAACCTATGTAGGAGTAGGTATGGGTAAAGGACCTGGTAAGGTATCGTTCAAGGGTGAAAACATTCACAAAGGGCCTCATGGTAAATCAGCACCTGAAGCTAAAAAATACGTAAAAGGTGAATTTAAAGAAGGTCAAGGTTATGATGACCATGAAGATGAAAAAGAAGGAATGGAACATGGAGCGTTATCTAAGAAAGATTTAAAATCAATGAAATCAAGAAGAGATGATGCTGGTTTTGAGACACGTGAAGATGAAATGAAAGAAGCTTCAAGAACCTATGGTAATGGTTCAAGAAATTACCCAGGTAGAGGTCTTCCTAAAATGAAAGTTGTTACTAACAAAGCTTTAGAAGAAGAAGTTAGAGTTTTAAGACTTAAAAACGAAGAATACAGAAAAGCTTTGAATATCTTCAGAGAAAAACTTAATGAGGTTGCAGTCTTTAATTCAAACTTGGCATACGCAACTAGATTGTTTACAGAACATTCTACAACTAAACAAGAAAAAATAAACATCATGAGACGTTTTGATAACGTCGAAACAATCAAGGAATCAAAAAATCTTTATTCACAAATAAAAAATGAATTAGGTGTTAAAGAAAATACAGTTGTTAAAGAATCTATCGTAGAATCTATTGATAGAACACCAACTAAAGGTTCAACAAACTTGGTTGAAAACAAGACATATGAAAATCCACAATTCTTAAGAATGAAAGATTTGATGTCAAAATTAAAATAAACTAAACAAAACTTAAAAAAATAAAAAAATGGGAGCATTATTAGAATCAGGTCTTGTTGGTAACATTGGTCTTAAGCACCTTAAAGTTATCAAAGAAGATACAATCAACAAATGGGACAGACTTGGGTTCCTAGAAGGTTTGAGAGGTCATGTTAAAGAAAACATCGCTCAACTTTATGAAAACCAAGCATCACACTTAATAAACGAAGCTGCTAGCACATCTTCAGACGGTTCTTTCGAAACGGTTGTATTCCCAATCGTAAGAAGAGTTTTCTCTAAGTTGTTAGCTAACGACATCGTTTCTGTACAAGCAATGAACTTACCTATCGGTAAATTGTTCTACTTTGTACCTAAAATTCAAGGTTACACAACAGGTCAACAAGACCCAACCACTGGTGGCTACCACTATTCACCTTTTGGAGCACCTAACGGACCTTCTTCACCTGACACTGGTTATGGTGCAAATGATAAGAATTTATATGATAGATTCTATGAAGGTACTGAACCAGATTTAGACCCACCTGGATTATTTGATTATTCTAAAGGAGCATTCTCAGCTAGAACAGTTACAGGTTGTACACAAGTTTGGAATGGAGGTCAATTAGTTAATTCAGGTTATACTACAACTGGTGGTCCATACAGAAAAGTTTTAGTAGCTTTCTCAGGATTTAACTACAGTGGTGCTGGTAAATTAATCGGACCAAACGGTAATGAAATGGATACTGAAGAATTCTTGGCTGGTATGACAATCGCACCAATCACAGAAGCAGGTGTTAACCACCCATTCTCAGGAATGTCAGCTCCATGTTTGTTCAGAGTTGTTACTCAAAAATATGGTAAAGGTATTGTACAATATGGTTCAAGCACAACTACAAACTTCCCTAACACAAGTGGTTCTAACCCTGGTGGTAACGGTGGTACATATGATAATATCTGTGATGCAGACGGTATTATTTACTTAGAAGTTGATGCTCAAGTTCCATGTTCAATCGGAGCAGGTTCATTAGACGGATATTCTGGTTTAACTACAACAGTAAGCTCAACTAATGGTTTAGATTTCTCAATGACTTATAGAATCTATAAAGAATTGGAATTTGAAGACCAAATCGGTGAAGTTTCATTTGACCTTGAATCTGTTACAGTATCAGTTACTGAAAGAAAATTAAGAGCTCAGTGGTCACCTGAATTAGCACAAGACGTTGCAGCGTTCCATAATATTGATGCTGAAGCTGAATTAACTGCTTTATTGTCAGAGCAAGTTGCTGCTGAAATCGACAGAGAAATCTTGAGAGACTTAAGAAAAGGTGCGGCATGGACTTTACGTTGGGATTACAACGGATGGAAGAGAGGTACAACCGCAAATCCATTAACTCAATATACTCAAAAAGATTGGAACCAAACGTTGATGACAGCAATCAACCAATTGTCGGCTCAAATCCACAAATCTACATTAAGAGGTGGAGCTAACTGGATTGTTGTATCTTCTGAAATCAGTGCAATTTTTGATGATTTGGAATACTTCCACGTATCAAACGCAGCACCTGAGCAAGACCAATACAACATGGGTATTGAAAGAGTAGGTACATTGGCAGGTAGATACCAAGTCTACAGAGACCCTTATTTCCCACCAAACACATTGTTGTTGGGTCACAAAGGTAACTCGTTGTTAGACACTGGTTATGTTTACGCACCATATGTTCCTCTACAATTAACTCCAACAATGTATAACCCATTCAACTTCACACCAATCAAAGGTATCATGACAAGATACGCTAAGAAGATGGTTAACAACCGTTTCTACGGTAAAGTGACTGTTGATGGTGTTAGAACATTTGATTTGAGAGAATTGAGATAATCTAACATATCTAACTATAAAAAAAGGGACGATTATTCGTCCCTTTTTTCGTTTACATCCGATTGATTTTCATTCGGTGAATACAGTTTTCTAATACATTTAGAAATTAATTCTGATTCCTCTAATGTATAAACACCTTGTCTATTAGCATGTTTTACAGAATTTATTAAAAAATAGATAGATTGTTCTTTATTTAAAGAATCTAGTAATGTTTGAAATTCTTCGTCATTTTTAAATTTAAAAATATCAAAAATATTATAATTAACCATAGTTTGAAATATTTATATAATGATAGAATTAAAATGTCAAAAGATAAAGTAATATACAAGGATATAAAATCAAATGATTTTACTGTTTGGGAAAATATAAATGAAGCTACGGTATCAGGTGGTTCTGGTAGTTATAAACCGCCAATTAGTCCTGGTCTAATGGATTGGGAAAAAAATGCTTTATCACCTTTTATCGTACCAATCTCAAAATATGAAAGTGCTGAAGTTAATTACGATAGTTTAGATGGAATAATAGATTCAAAAAACGTAAAAACAAAAGAACATATAGCACATAAAATGGCTAAAAAACTTAAACACAAATTTCAAGGAGTTGATAGTGATGGATTGGGAGATGGTGATAACGCTGGAGGTGAATCAGGCGGT